AGGTTCAGCCACCGGGGCAGCGTCAACAACCTCGACCGGATCTACAGGCTTCGCGCCATCGAGGACTGCGCGGATCTCGCGGGTGATCCGGTCATCCTTGGCCTGATCTTGCTCTTGCGCGCCATCAGCACGATGCTGCAATGGGAGGATGGATATCGTGGGGTGTGGGGAGAACTTGGCCGAGATCTGCGATGAGACTTCTATCCGTTGCCCAAGAAACCCGCGATCAATCGCCCATTTCAAAACGACACGGGCGACCGAGCTGTTCGGCGTACCTACCAGAAAGCATTCATCTCGAAGCATATCCTGAAGATCGAACAACACATCCACGGAAACATTGCTGAATTCGGCATTGGTCTTCGGTGCATCTGGCATCACGCATCCTCTTTCTTTGCTGATTGCAAAACATCCCAGGCAGTGGCCAAACGGCTGGCATGCCAGCGCTGCAGCACCTGGTTGGCATCCCACATCGCGCGGGCATGTGCGCCAGCGGTGGCGCTCTCGGCCGCATCCAGAATATCCTCGGCAACGCGGGCAAATTCGTTGATTGCGGCGATTTCGCGATTGGCCTGCGCCAACGCATCGCGCGCGATCGAGCGCATCATCGCAAGATGGGCATGCGTGTCGCAGATATTACTGGCCAGCCATCCCACCGCATGGATCAGCGCATGATCTGCCGCACTCAGCTTGACCGGGCTCACCATGACGCCACCCATGTGCGGGCGAGACCGGCCAGATACGCGGCAGGGCCATGGGCATTTGCGAAGACCGCCAGCGTCAGAAAGAATGTCCAGATCCAGCGATCGAATGTCTCGATCGCATCCTTGCGCGGCACAAACACAAGCCGCTCCGCAGGCGCAGGCGGCGGGGCCAAGCCGCGCTCGATGACACGCGCCAGCTCTAGCATCTGCTTGGGTTGCGCCTTAATGATAAGCTCATCGTTACCGATCGCAGCGGCAGTACGCAGCCCACCGGGGAAATCTGCGATAGTTTTCACAGAGTGCGTGATCTCCAGATCAGCCATGCAAATCAGCCCTCCCGGCATCCGGTGCATCGGGGCGCGCGGCAATTTCAACGGCGCGCAACAGATCGCAGCCCAGCAGTGCAACACGCTCCGGACGGCGGATGGAAACCTCATAGGCAGAGCGGAATTTCTGGATGTCGCCCAGCAGCGGGTCATCTTCGGGCAGAAAGTTCTCTGCGAGATACCACAGAGCATCGACAGCGGACGGGTCGAGCCGCCCATCTTTAGCCGCCAAAGCGACCGAAAACGCAGCCATACGAACCTTGAGCACATCACTTCCCATGCCACGCTCCCCGGAAAAAGCGGGCGAGGCCGAAACCCCGCCCATAGGTCAACAGGGAGCAGGAAAGAGCGCGCATAACCCCGCGCGCCACAGGGATCAGGTTGGGGCGGCAGGCATTATCTGCCCAACCCGCCGCCCCGCCTTGCGCGCACATCGCCTGTTTCGCACGCGCAAGGATCCGGGTGCGATGTGATGGTTGGGGCTCCATCACATCGCCACACGGCACCGGGAGGAGGAGTGGTGCCGCATGTTTCATTCTGCTGCCTCCCGCGCCATAGCCCGGCGCGACAGGATTTCATCGACCTCAAGACGCGGTGCGCCCCAGATCAGATGATCAGCCCGCAGCCCAAGATCGCGGGCCGCGGAATAAGCCATCAGGCGGCGCATCACCCGCGCGCCCGACAGGTCGCCCGCATCGCGGATCGAGCTGGCATGCCGCCAGGGATAGGCCGCAGTGCGGTGCAAGCCCGCCGCAAGCGCAACAGTCGGCAAATCGCCGAACAGCGCCTCGCATACTTGAACTGGTGTTAGGTGGTCATTCATCACACCAGATGGTGTAATCGCAAAATTTGCGTAACACAATCTAGAATTTGCGATTTCGGCACATCAAATTGCGATTGTCCGTGGCTACCTATCACACCATGGATGATAAATGGTTCAAGCAGCAGCAAAAGCGGGTCGGGGTGACGGCCGAGGATATCGCGCGCGCCATGGGGCGTGATCGATCTGTGGTGTCCAAGATCTATTCTGGACAACGCTCGATGACGCTCGAATTCGCTCAGGTGTTCTCAGAGGTTCTACAAGTTTCGCTCGCTGAAGTCCTCGAACATGCCGGCATTGCATCGGCTGAAACTGCGAAAAATGTCACATCAGGGTTTTCCGAGGGCGACGCGGCAGCCTGGGCGCCATCAGAGGATGACAAACGCCAGACGCCGACAATTGCCGAAGCCTTCGGAGCCCGTCCCGGCGTCGATATCTGGCGTGTGAAAACGGGCGCAATGGCCCTGCAAGGGTTTCTGCCCGGCGATTATATGCTGGTTGATACCCATCAGGCAGAGCGTGCGAAAACCGGCGATGTGGTCATTGCCCAGATCTATGACAATGCGAAAAATCGTGCCACAACTGTGCTGCGTCGGCTCGAGTTGCCCGTGCTGGTTGCCGCATCGATCGATACTGAAGACCATCGTGTGCATGTCGTGGATGGCGTCAATGTCGTGGTACGGGGCAAGATCGTGGCCAGCTGGCGCAGCTATGGGAAACAGCCAATCGTTCCAAACCATGACCGACTTGCCAACCGCATCACCATGCGCAAGATCGACGTGGGCTAATATGCGAAAAATTAGGTGATTGCGATGGCGTGCAAATATTTTGATGAGCGACTAGCTGTTTTTCATGGCCTTTTTCGTGGCCTTCGAGTGCGTGACTTCCATGCAGGGACACAGGTTAAACCGTCGATTCCGGTAATATCTCAAACTCTGAAAACGTGGAGCGAAATACCAAAACTCCGATGCTCATCAGTACGCGCACGAAAACTGGCAGAATGGGCACTCTTTCGCGACTGCGGGTATGTCACAATAGAACCATCCTATTCTGAGAGAACTATGCTGCTAATCGCATCACCCTCCCATCTAGCTCAAGACTACTGTCGCCAAGGCGAAATGGCAGCTTTGCGAGAAATCTATTAGACCCCCAAAAAGCAAATATTGCGATAATCGCACATTTTGCCTTGACAGTGAGCGGTGATCACTCCTAACTCTTGATGCAGATACATTGCATCAGGAGCTCGCCCATGGCCCATTCGCCACTTATCCCGCCCGCCGATCTTGGTTCTGTCTCTGACAAGACCCTCGAACAGGCTATCGCCGCCGCCAACCGCGTTGAAACCGCGATGTCTGACGATGGGCGCGGCCTCGATCAGCTCGATCCCAACGCCGCCGCCCTGTTCTTTCTGGTGGCCCGCCCTGCGATGCTTGAGCTGCAGCAATATCGCCGCCGCATGGACGTGATCCGTGACATGGCGATGGCTGACAACGTCATCTTGATGCCGGGGGCATAAGATGCGGATCTTCTCGCTGCAAACAGTGGAACAACGCCACCGCACGCATCATATCGCCGCCCCCGATGCCGCATCAGCCGAACGCGCCCTGCGCGCACGCCTGCCGCGCGGCGCACGTATCAGCCACGGGGCCGTCGCCTTTGATCACGCCGCTGATCGGGCCTCGGCAGAGGGCGCAATCGCGCGCCTTCTGGCGACCGATTATCTGCCCATCGATGACAATGACGCAATGATCGAGGATTGGGTTCTCATGGCCCGTCAGTCCCCCGATGCCGAAACGCTGGCACAGGTGAATGCCGCCCTCGGCCCCGCTGGCCTGCGCGTCACCGATGAAGACATGCTCTGGATCGGCTCTGCTGCCTCGATCCCTGCAATGGGGCTGATATTCGAGGCGACCGAGTGGGCCGGACAGGGGCTAACCAATGCCCTGCGCCGGTCCGTAGGGGCGAAACTGTCCAACATGACCTTCGCGGGGCGTCGCGCCCGCGCTGTGGGCCTGCCGCTCGCTGTCGTCTTTGCCGTCCAACCTCAGGAGGTCATGCAATGATGATCCTCACGCCCCCCGAACTTCTCACTGCTGCCGAACGTGCTGGTTGGCGCATGGCATGCGAAGCGATGCGCCTCAACGGTGCGCGCATCGAGCGCTCTGGTGGCGCGATCGGCTCCAATGATGACAGCCTCGTGCCCAAGGGTCAGCTGCTGACCCATTGCGGCAAGATGGTCCAGATCGTGGCCGACCTTACCGAAATCCAACTCGCAAATCGCGGCGCGGCTGAACCCGTCAGCCTCGCGCCGCCGCTCTAGCCTTCCCCAGGGGGTCGCCTTGCGAATAGCTGCTCGCCTTCGCACCCCTCCGATCCATGCCCCGGCCCGCAGGCGACCGGCGGGGCCAACAAGAAAGCAGAGGGACAGATGTTTTCCACTCTTCCCGATATCCTCCAGCGCTGTGTGTCCCAGTTTCTTGGCTGGCTGAACACATCGCGCAGCGATGATGACCGCTCTGAAACGCAGGATGACTTCACCGCCTCGATCGCACGCAACCGCGCGATGCTGGATGCGCGCAACGGGGAGGGCCTGAAATGAGCCTCGCACCGCCCCGCACGCCAATGCTCGATCTGCATATGCATCAGGCAATGGCCTTTGCACATGCCGCCCACCATCTGATCGCGTCCGTGCAAGAGATCTCGGCCGAGGCTGGCCGCGTGCCTGCCATGCGCCCGCTCGCCCTGCGCCTTGATACTGCCCTGGCCGAGGCATTCCCCGATCTGCACCGCGCGCAGATCCCCACGTTGACCATCGAAAGGGCCGCATGATGTCTGAACGCACCTTCATTGACGCGCGCGAGATCGCTCAGCTGCTCGGTCTGCCAGATGGCGCAGCCTTCCTGCGCCGCAGAACGGATCTTGAGGATCACCACGGCTTCCCGATCCCGATGCCGCACTGGAAACGCCCGATCAAATATCGCCGCGATCAGGTGATGCACTGGATCGACATGCACGGCACGCCCAAAGGCGAAGAGCCCGCGATCGACCCCGCCCTGATCGCCAGTGGCAAGGTCCGCATGCTGGCCGAGGCGCGCCGGTCATGAGCTGGAAGTACAAACCTGACGACAATAGCCCTTTCGGCCAGATCGCCGAAAGGGTCGATATGGCCGAAGTCTATTTCGAAGATGGCGCCCCTGCATCCGCTGCTCGCTGCCTGCGTGAAGCTGCGGATATGGCTCAAGCCATTGCCGATCGGCGCAACGCAGAGATCGAGAAACTGATTGAGGTGCATCTGTCATGAGCGATTATCATTTTACCGTCGGTATCCTGCGCGACCAGATTGTCTCGGAACTCTCCGATAACCTTGAGCAGACGCCCTATGTGATGGCGGAGCTTGCAGGTCGACTGGAGCGCGGGACCATGGACTTTGACGACTTCATGGATGGCGTCCGCAGCCTCGATGAGGATCAGCGCAATGCCCTGCTCACATTCTGCAATGCACTGTCGCTAAGCCTTGATGACAGCGCGAAAGACGAGGGCTGACGATAGCATGCAACAACTTAAATTCATCACTGCCAACGGTGTTTGTGGCTTCAAATGTGAGTGGGACGAACAAGGCTCGAAATACGATGCCGACGGATGGCTGAAAATATACGGCACAAGGATCGGCTCAGGCTCCGCGCCGCTGCCAAATGGTACGGGCTGGATCGACCTCTCCCAATTCGCAACTGTCCAGTCCAGCTAACCCCGGAGGCCGATATGTCCGAGTGGAAAGATCCCGACGAATACAGGACTGACGATGATCTCGTGCAGGTGCTTGCCGAGGTAACGCAGCCCATTACGTCCAGATTTCCCAGATCCTGCGAAATGCCAGTGTCATCGGGCGACCATTGTGTCGGCGACCACTTTGTCAGCATCGGACACGGGAATGAGGATGGCGAATGGTTTGTGGCAGGCTGGGAAATGACACAGGACTGCTGGACTGATGCTCGATGCTTCTCAGTCGTGGGATGGCAAAAGCTCGCCACAATCGAATCCAACTAACCCCGGAGGCCACATGGACCTTGAAGAATTCACGCGCCGGTTCACGGCAGAGGCCAAGCGCCTCGCAGGCTTCAAAACCTTCGATGATGGCCAGTCCGTCGATGATTACTGCAAAGGGGTCGCGGCGAGCTATCACTCCGATCCGATCTACCGCGACGAAGGCCCCGAGGCGTGCGCCGAGAGCGACGTCTCATATTGGGGCGAGGAATAGTCCAGATAACCCCGGAGGCACGATGCCCAAACCAAAGTTCAAAAGCCCTGAATGGAACAAATTATTGTTTGAGGCGATGCTTGCCGATTTCGGAGAGGCATATAAATCCTGCCAGAAATGTGGCCACCCCACGCACGTAAGTTACCCGTGCCGAAACTGCAAATTCAAAAATCCATAAAACGCCGGAGGCACGCATGCCCAAGCTGACCACTACAGTGAAGATGGAAAACAAGCTCGCAGCACAACACCTTGTCGGCCATTTAAACGGCTCTGCAGTATATTGTGAAGCAACAGCCTCCGGCGCAACCATCACCGCCATCTATGAGCCGCGTGATGCAGGGGCGGTTGGTGAGGCCTTCGCAAAATTCTTGATCGGACGCTAAGTCCTAAAACCCCCGGAGGCCACACCATGATCCAAGGATTTTCCGTCTATCGCCGCAATTTTGGCCATTGGGATGTTTCATCCCGAGAACACGGTCGGCTGTTCCGGCTGCGCGGTGGCCCCGGACAATGGGATGTGATCGATGAACGTCCGGGGAAAGGACAGAACTCGACGCTGATACCGTTCAAAGAGCAGTCCGCGGCGATGGCCTATATCTGCGCGGAGCTGATGCACGAACTCCTGACGGTCGATGGCCAGAAGCCGCATGTCATGGAAGCTTGGAACATCGACTTCACCCGTGAGCGCGACCCGTTCGGGCCGCAGTCCAGCTAACCCCCCTTTATCAGATAGCCCCATGCCCAAACGCCTGATCCCCAATCCGCCATCCGGCCTGCGTGAACGTCTTCGCGCCAATGGTAAGACACGCCTATGGTGGGAACCCTCCGCCGCGGCGCGTAAGCTTGGCTTTGCCACGCTCGAGCTCGATGCAAACCGCCTTACGTGGTCGGTGCGCGAGGCAGAAAAGCTCAACGCTGAACTTGCCCGCGCCATTGCCACCGGCAAGAGGGAAGCGCCCAGCCCGGCGGGACGCTCGATCGAGGCACTGATTGAGAAATATCGCAGGTCATCGCGTTGGACCGATCTGAAACCCGCGACCCGTATGGATTACGAGGCCAGTTTTCGCCTGATCGTCCGAAAATGGGGGCCCTATCCGGTGCGCGACTTTGACAAGGCGATCGTGCACACGTGGTATGAAACACTGCGCGACAGCTCGGGGGACTGGCAGGCGAAATCTCTGATCCGCAAACTGTCGATCCTGATGAGCTATGCAGAAATCATTGGCTGGCGTGCGGATGGCTCGAACCCGTGCTCGAAACTTGGTCTCAAGACGCCCAAGGGTCGCGCCCGTGTCGTGAGCTGGGAAGAGTTCGAGGCGCTGCTGGCAACGGCAGACGATCTGGGCCTGCCCTCGATCGGCACGGCGATGGTGCTGTCGCTGTTTCAGGGTCAGCGTCAGGCAGATTGCTTTGCCGCGCGCTGCAATGATTTCCGCCAGATGGAATTCATTGGGCAGGATGGCGCAGCCATGACGGGCTGGGTGTGGATCTTTGACCGCTCTAAACGCGGCAACGAGGCCGCATTGCAGCTGCACGACGAGGCGGCCATGCGCATCACTGCCGCTTTTGAGTTGGCCCGGGCCGCTGGCCGCATGGGCGATGCGCGTCTGCTCCATGACGAACGCCTTGATCGCGCCTATGATCGCGACTTGTTCCAGCGCCGCTGGCAAGAGGTGCGCGCCGAAACGATTGCCCGCGATGACACTGGCGCGATGCGCTCGATCGAGACGCTACAATTCCGCGACTTGCGTCGCACCTTCGGTGTGCTGGCCCGGCGTGCCGGCATTGCCCGCGATGATGTGGGCGACGTCCTGGGCAACACAATCGCCAGCAACCCGCAACTGGCCCGGATCTATACCCCGGCCGAAATCGAAACTCGCTCGCGCGCGATCCGCGCGATCCAGAGGCCAAAGACTGGAGGCAAAGCATGACACATCGCAAATGCGCAGATCCAAACTGCGCGCATATTTTGGGCAGGGATAACGTCTCTGGCTGCTGCGCGCTTCATAGCCATGGGGCTTGGTGCAATTGCGAAAGCTGCCGCAATCGGCAGCCTTCTGTTCCTGACTGGTTGAGCGGATCAACCGCCAAGCGCACAGCAATCATTAGATATAATAGCTCGACATCGGGTACGTCGCATACAATGCGCGTGTCGCTGCCCCGCGAGCCGTGGGTGTAGAAAGAGCAACGAGATGAAGGTTTCAAGATTTACACGTGATGCACTCAAAGTTCGGCGCGACATGCGTGACCATCTTAAAGATGGCTGGGAATTTGTGAGTGAGGGAGGCGGAAATCTCTGGCAGCTGTATCGCGGCGGGCGAACCAATGAGAAGATCATTGCCGTTGAAATATCTGCCTGTGGGAAAGCCATTTGGATTAAAACAGCAGTCGTTAAGTACGCGCCCGATTCTGGATCGTCCGATCCGGACGGCGTCGGACAGTCGGACGCCTCCGCCCCGCAGGGCTGAAATTTATCAATCTTTTCAAGGAAGTGATGGTGAGCCGTGTTGGGTTCGAACCAACGACCTACTGATTAAAAGTCACTACTAGATATAGTGATTTCAACAACTTAGATGCTATATATTGCGATTGCGAATGCATGTATTTCAATGACTTACATAATCGTCCGACGCCAGAGATCAGGGCAACTGGACCCGATTCGCGCGCATCGTTTCGCGAAAATCTCGAGCGGCTTTCAGCTTGCTTTCATTGCAGAGGCGGCCAAACTTTTCAGCGGCCGCGGCATTCAAAAGTGCAGCGTTATCGCGGGGCGTTTCGCCGATCCAGCCGCCGCAAGGTTCAAGGTCTAGCGCATCGAGGCCAGCCAGATCTGCAGCCTTATGGCCACAGCTTGCGAGCGCCAGAAGCGAGATAAGGATCAAGAGGCGCATCTCCGCCCTCCGTCTTTGCCATGTCGGCGCTAAATTGAACGGCATTTGCCGTGATGCTGGCACGCCGCAGATCATCGAGGCGGCGGATCTTTGCCGCCTCTTGATAGGATTTGACTTGGCCAGCGAGATCATCGCGTTCGGATTTCAGCTTTGCGATGGTGGTGCGCTGCCACAGCGTCCAGCTGACCGCGACGGCCAGACAAAGCGCGACAATACCAATGCCCGCCATGCGCCAATTTTTTGCTAGCCAGATCACAGCCCGACCCGGCATAGGGCTCGATCATCATTCCGGCGCAGGACAATCCCACGCCAGATTCGACCGCCAGCCTTGTTGAACCATCCAATCGCCACGCAGGCCCCCGGAACATTGCCCGCGTTTAGGCGGCGCGTGGCCGTTGAGGTGCGCACTGTTGGCGGGCCGACATTATATCCGAGATCTGCAAACGCTGCGTCTCGCTCTGGCGGCAGGCGATAGGTGATCGTTTCGACCGAGAACCCGCGCTGAACGGCAGCACGATATTCGATAAGTTCAGATCGCAAGAGCGCATCGCATTCGGCCTGTGTCTTGGTCATTCCCATCTTTACGCCGCGCGTCGATCCGGTGCAGATCGTCGGGATGCCTACGACATCACGATAGGCCACCAGCCGTGTCCCTTCCCATTTCTGGACTAGCGGCAGCAGGATCGTCATTGTCTGCGCCTGAGAGGCCACACAGGGCGTGTCGCACTGTCCTGGTGTCTTGGCCTGCACTGCGACGATCGATGCCATCACAATCACGATTACCACGGCGAGAAAGCGCATCCAGTTTCGCAAGGTCGAGCCAGTCTGCTTGAAGGCCCGTGCAACGATCCCAAAGATCAGCAGGCCAATGCCCGCATATCCGGTAATGCGCGGATCAAAGTCGATCCCGGTCAGCGCATAAAGCACCTCACCGCCCATCAGCAGGATAAGCCCTGCGATCTGCGCCCAGAAGGACCACGATATTTTTACGATGCGCGCGACATCCTCGACAAGTTCAGGTTTCATTCTGTGTCACCCTTTCGATCTGGTTTGATTAGTGTCGATAGCGGCAGGCGATCGTGGGCAAAAACTTCAAATATATTACTGTCAACGCACTCGCCGCGCTCCCCAACGAGAGGGATTTCGGTTTGCACGAAGATGCAGGTTGTCATGACGTATTTTCCGGGGATCATCCCCTTCATACAGGACGGCTCTGCGCCAGCCGTCCACCATTCTATGTCAATATCCGGCCTGAGCCCTGCACCTGCCCGATACGGGACACGCTCACCGCCAGAGCAGATCACACGGTTGCTCAATACTTCACGCACAGTCGTGACATAGCTCCCGTTGAAATCACGCAGGATATGGCGATCGGGCGTCACCTTGATTGGATTACCGAACTCCGCATCATCGACCTGTACTGCGTTTAGTCGATACCAGTGCGATGCCGGCCAAAGCGCGCGCCAGCCATAGATCGCTCCGATAGTTGATCCGACCACCATGATCCCGATCATTACCAGCCCGCCAGCCTTGTCGAACATGGTCCACTTTGCGGCACGGTTCATTTAAAGAAACTCCCCTTGAACGCACTCACCGTGGCGAGGATTCCCCCCAGCGTCAGGAATATGCGCACCGACCATTTCACTGAAAAGCTGCCATTCTCTCCGATCCAGACCATCCGCTCGATGCGAGCGAACAGCGTCGGCGCTTTGGGCCTGCCGATTGGCGGCTGGAAAAAGGCATGATCCATTTTCTCGATGATCTTTCCTTGCGCCTCGACCTTATCGCGCAGATCTTTGATCATCGCATGTTCTTCCGGGGTCATGATGTCGCCTTTACTCTCCGCAGTGCCAGACCGAACACGCCGACCTGCCGCCCAGCTACGACACGCGGACGCCAGCCTGCGTAGCCCTCGACTGGGCCAGCGCGGAATGACAGGCACGGCAGGCCGTTGATCGCCAGTAGGACGCTACCAACGGGCCAAAGCGCGTTCGGTGCAGCCACCTGCCCGAATACCACACGCTGCACCGCATAGCCCCGTGCCAGCGTGTAATGCGTCAAGTTGTGCATCGGGTTGCGCATCCACCATGCTAGTGTCGCGCGCCAGTTCGGATCAGGCTTCGTTTCGTCGCGGGGCAGGAAACCATAAGGCCCATCCTCGGCATTTCCGAACAATGCCCAGATCAGATAGGCGGGCAGGCTCCATGGCGACGGACGGGTGCCAAAGGCAATGTGCCAGATCGCAGCGAACATTATACGCTCTCCGACCAGTTTGACACCGTAGTACCTGACTCAATGACGTAGTATTGCAGCGGACCTACTAATACCGTGGCATTACCACGAACACCGGAACCGTTATCGTTACCTAATCGTAGTATCTCAGTGAATATTACGTTATCGTCAGACACCGAAATTGCCCCAAACGAACCGCTGTTTTTATATCCACGGACGGCTACCAAAATTGCGTAGTCATTCGGGTTTTGATAAGCGGTGCCAACAGACTTAGAGGCTAGCACACTAACCATTTTTGACGCGTTAAGACCCGTAGCAAGGATAGCCCCCGCCACCGCGCCCCGCGTTGGTAGCTTATTGGCTTCATTAGCTAGATCAGGATCGCTGGAAACCTGCGCGTCCGTTTGCAGCTTCATCCAGACAAACGCGCCGACGGCCAAGCGCACCCCAAGCATTGGCTGTGCATAGGCTGCGTTGTTCGATTGGCGCATCGTCAGCACCATTGTGCCGTTGGATGAACTAACGGCAAAGCCCATCTGATTATAGGCTTCCGCCGTTGGGTAGCCGGTCACTGTCGCTTCGCTAAAGCTGAAAAACCCGTTCGGTATTGCAGCCGTGAGGTCCGTGATAGCTGGGGCATCGGTAAGGCCAAGGCCAAAAGCGCCAACCTGCAAAAGCCGCAGCAAGGTGGCATCTGTCGGGCCGGTTTGCGCATCGCGGGCAGCAGCCGTTCCAAGGCTATCCCCCGAAATATAGGCGGCAACCCATGCCGCACCGGTGTAAACTTTCATGCCTGGCAGGGTGGTGTTGAAGTAAAGCGTGCCAGCGATCAGTGCATTGCCGTCGTTATCAGTGGCCGGATCAGTGGCAAATGGGCCAAGATACCGATCGTCGAAGTAATCGAACACATCCATGGTCTGCGCGAGAATAGCCTGACCCTCAGCCGCCCATGCCTTTGCGCTCTTTGTATCTGGTCCTCCAGGCTCGATGCCTTCGGCCCAGTTTTCAGAAAGTACTGCACTCTCGTTGGCAGCCTGCGCATAGGCTTGCACTGCAAGAATATCATCCACGCTCGGCCCATTTTCCCAACCCAAACCATCTTCGCGTACGACGGGTACATGGCCCGCTTCGGGGTCGAAAGCCTCCATAGCGCGGCGCCCGCGCAACGTGGCTTCTAGCAATGCCCGGTCCTCTTGGGCTGCAAGCGTTCCTTGGTCGAGCTGGTTTTCCATTCCAGCTTCACGCGCGCCCGTGCGGGCAGCCCAACCCTGCTCATGCAGCGTGACGCGCTCGATCCATAGGGTCAGGCCATCATTGTCGGATGCAGCTGCAGCGGTCAGATACAGATCGCCCTGGATCAAGCTACTTTCGGGCGAGACCGTGAACAGATCGCTGCTCAGCTCCTCGGGGACGCCATCGATCAGCACATAGGCATGGATCGCCCCGCTGCCGTAGGGATGGGGGATTTCATAGGGGCCAATGCCAGAGATCGTATAGGGGGGGGCCTTGGTAAGTGTCTCGACCGTCATTGATCGCCTCCGAGTGCGTTGGACAGGTCAGGCGATCTGTCGGGCAGGAAAGATCCGCGCTCCCACCAGGACTTGGTGCGGTAGCTGCGCTCGAGGCGCTTTTCATATTGGCGAAACTGTTTGTCAGCCTCGGGGTCCAGAAAGGGCTGGATCTGATCCCAGAGCATGCGATCCAGCGCCACGCGCGTTGGCACGGGCAAGATCGGCTGGAAGGTGGCAAGCGGGTTATAGCGGCGCGCCAGGTTCACCACGTCGCGCCCGATCAGCGGGGCCTTGCCATCTGCCACGCGATTGGCGTTTGATGCGACAGCGCGCAGCACATCGCCGCCCACGCCAAAGACGGGGCCCGCCATCGTCTCGGCCAATCCACCGCCAGCGCGGCTTGTTTCAGAGGCGAAGAAATCGCCAAAGATACCAACGCCGCCGCCCTGCATGAATGCAGCAGCCCAAAACGGGGTATCATCCATTGGTCGCAGATCGTGCCCCTTGGCCAGCTCCTTCAGTTGCACAGCCAATGCGCCGGCCAGCGTCATTTGCGTAACCCAAGCAGCGGCATAGATCGCCTTGGTCCAGCCCCCCTGCATCTCGCGCATGCGGCGCAGCTGGTTAAAAAAGACCGACAGCGAATAGCTCTTATACATCAGGCTTGAGCGCGCCAGTTCACCAGGCAAAGACCCCGGCTTGCTATCACCCAGGAATGTCGCACGACCGCGTAAGCTGACAGACGGGACGGCATATTCCTGGTGTGCCTGCCACAGCGCCGACCAGCGGATTGCGATATCCTCAGCCTGCGCCGGATCAAGGCTTGTATGCTCGCGAAACCAGTTCGGGTTCAGATGCTTGCCACCGCGCGGATCAGTGTAAATCGCTTCGGGGGCGCGCAGGGCATCCCAGTCGCTGGCACTGATGCCACGGTTTTCCATAAAGGTCCGCAGCTGCGGCGCCAGCTCGTCAAAGCTGCTGCCAGCCCGATCTGCCAGATCCGACCCGAACGCCATCGAAACAGCAATCCGCTCGCGATCGGTCAGGAAAGACATGCCTGTACCGCGCAGTACAAAATTCGAAACCCGGTTGGTCAGTTCGGGCGACCAGATGTCACCCATGAACCGGGCCTGCGCCGCGCCCGTGTCAAACCAGGTATCGAAAATATAACCAAGATCCTTGGCCATCTTCGGATCGATGCCTTTGGTTGAGATCTCGATCATATTCTTGATCGGGGCATTGGGGTTTAGCGCGATGGCCTTGGCCGCAATGCGCATAGACACGACATCGGTCACCTGGCTCAGCGTTGCGGATCCCAGCTGTGCTGCGGTCAGCATATTGCGCGTGCCTGCCATCAGGGTGGCCATGGCACTATCCGCAGGCTGGTTGGCCTCGCCCGATAGGATCTTCATCATCACCCGCGATTTGGCGGCTTTCTTGCGCGCCAGAGACGAGGCCTTGCGCCCGGCCTCGCCGCCGATCATTGCGGTGTCGCGCTCCATCACCTGGATCGCGTGCTCAAGACCGGCTTTCGGGTTTGGCCCAAAGCTGCGCATCATCGCGATATCGCGCGCCATGCCGCTGAGATGCGAAATTACCCCATCAAACGGGTTGGAGCGGCCAAACGTTTCATTATAGGCAATCCAGTCATCGGCCGATTTGAAGTGCAGCACCCGGCTGGCATTGCGTGAATTCTTCAGCGCGCGCGCCCCCATGCCCATCGAGGGTGCGCGATCATCCCAACCGCGGGTGACGATGCCGCGATAAATATCTTCAAGGAACGGGCGCACATCATCATAGAACGGCTTGACGCCCCTCTTGAAACTGAACGGCTTTCCAGTCTTGAAGTTTTCGATCCGGTTCCAATCGGCCCGCCCCCAGACATCGCGTGACCAGGCATCAAATCCCGCATGTTCGATCTTGTCTGCATCATGGGTATGGGGCAGGCCAAAATCTTCCAGCTTGCCGATATCCATGCCATTGGCATTGGCCAGTGCACGGCCACGCTCGTATTGCCCTTTGATCGCCTCTGCGACCTCGCGCGCGTTGACATTATTGGTCGTTTCGCCGTGCAGCTCGCGCACGACTTCCATCAGCTGGGCGCGGTCGCGTACCTGCCCGATGACATTGGTGCGGTGGGTTTCCAGAAAATTGCGAATACCGCCCATGAATTGCTGGTTGAGCCCGTGAAATTCCTGCTCGGTCCATTCCAGATCCTTCAACAGGATATCGGGATCCTTGGCATGGGCCCCGCTATAGCGCGCCTCATTGCGGTTCATCACCTCAAGCTGGCGCAATGTCGCGTGCCGGCGCGCGCGGGCGCGCTTCATGAAACTGTCCAGCACATCGCCGCCAGCCGCAACGCGGGCCTCAGCCTCGGGCATACCGCCCAGCTTGTAGCGCTCGATCAGGTCGAGGTAATCGGCTTTGACGACAGCCGCGCGATCGGCATCGACTTCGCCCGCCTGAACGGCGGCATCTAGACAGGCATCGAACTTCATGCGCCGCCTCCTGTATTGCAAAAGGACATACGCTCGATCAGCGTCTGATCGGCATCGAGATCATCAAGAACGTCTGCGACCGTCACCTTCTCACCAGCCGGGTCGCCCGAGAGAGAGAAACTGCGATCTTCACGCCCGCGCCAGCTTTGCCGCGCTGTAGCCGTTTCGGCAGTATCGGCGGCACGCAACTCATCTGCCAAAACTGCGTCAACGCGCTCTGCAGCGGCGCTCTGTGCGCCCTCTGCGTATCGTGCGGGATCAACGGCCGAGATATCCTGCAGCGGCTCGATAGGGCCGCTCAGCGGCTCGGAGGGTGCAGCGCGGCCTGACATCGGATCAAACGGGGATTTGCCATCATAGCCATCAATAGCCGCCTGTAGCGCATCATGCGGGGACACAGGCTCACCCAGCAGATCCTCGACATCAGCACGGCCAACCTGCATGGCCTCGGCCGCGTAGCGGCGCAGGATCTCTTCGGTGGCAGCCGGGGGGCGCGCACGATCGCCCTTGTAAAAGGCATCGATCATTGCCTCTGCCAGATCATCGCGCGCCTTGAACATATCATCTTGCGACAGCGCGTCGCGAATGGCGGCGATCACGCTTTGCCCATCGCGTGACTGGGTACGTGCTTTTGCAATTACGCGTACGGCGTCCATCAGCTTTGTGGTGATATCGAATTCTGGGCGGATATGCCCGGCCTCAATTGCGGCGCGGAAATAGGCCCAATCTGGGGCGATCTGCTCGAGCATGCCGATCAGGCTTTCGACTGGTTTGCTTTCAGTTTCCGCAAAGAGTTTCAGCAGGTCATCGGCCTCAAACGCGCGCGCGAACAGAGCCTCACGCACGCGGCGAATGCCATCGCGATTAAGCGTTCCGTCAGCCGCAATGAATGCGCTGCGCTCTTCGGCGGGGATCAGCGACAGCATGCGTCGCGTGAACGGCGCATTTTCCGGCGCATTGAACCGCGCGCCGGGGACATAGGCGTCAAAGGCGCGCTGATCGAGATATCCGGCGTCGAACTTTGCCTGCTCGCTCGGGGCCATGCGGGCAATCCCGCTCATGTTGCTTTCGCGCGCGAACTGCACACGGGCATCATGGGCTATCTCGCCCTTGCGCACGCCAACCAGCACGGGCGACTTGATATCGGATGGCACGTCCATCACGCCCTTGATTTGCGAAACATAGGCTGCATAGCCTTCAGGGTTCTGGGTCATCGCTTGGCGCAATGCGGCCACGCGACCATTGCCGGATTCGACCATCATGTCCGAGCCGACAATTGGGGCACCGCGATCGCTTTCGACGGATGGCATCAAACGCTGAGGATCGAGGCGGGCTGCCATTTCTGCGATCTGCGCATCACTGGCAACACGGCCCCGATCGCGCGGTTGCAAATCACCTGATGCGGCCCTGAGTTCAGAGAGATCGACAACTTTCCACTGGACGGGCACACGCGTACCTGCTGGCGTCGAGACTTCGTTTGGCCAATCCGCACTGACCTTGCTATTGCCGGACGTATCGACACGCGGGTCAAACGCGTTACCGCCCTGGCCTTCCGGTGTACCTTGATAGGTTCCGCCCTCGCGCGCTTGGAAATCACTGCGAGGTCCGCGATATCCTGCCCAGGCGGGCGTCCCCTGATTGCGATAGATCCACTGGCCGAGACGCTCTTGTAGGGCAGGCGTCATCAGCTCGTCGCCTTTCAGGCCAAGCCCCTTCTTAGCGGCGCGCAGTGTTGTTCCCACAACCTGATAGGCCCCCATCGGGGTAGAAACGATGCCATTATTTCTTGGCTTCACCCACTGTGCGTATTTCCCATTCGGGTCTGCAAACGCGAGTGCCTGATCTACCGTCATATCGGTCAGCTTCACATTCGCAAATGGTCCCCCATCACGGTTTGAAAAACCAAACAGGGCGTTGTAATCCCCGCCGCTTTCGCCGGCAAAAATACCGCCCCGGATTGCGGCCCAGTTTGGTGGCGCATCTTTGGCGATCGATGGAAACCGTCCCGTGCGAAGATCCTGCTCGGCTGCGTCAACGCCTTGCATATAATCACCGCCTGACATGTCAGACGGACGGTTAGCCGCTTCGCCACGGATGCGCTCGCGCACGTAATCGACACCGCGTGGCAAAGTATCGCGTACAGCCCCCGCGACGCGTGGGGCAGCACGCGCTGCACCTGCAATTGCAGTGCCAAAAATACCGCCTGCAACGCCGCCAAGGCCGATCTGGGCTGCGGCCTGCACGCCAGTCAGAGGATCTTGGCCAAGCCAATCGCGCACATCGTTTTGCTTGATGACAGAGGGCACCTCGCCTGCAGCACCCAAACCGACTTCCATCGCAGCGATGCGTGCCAGACTGCCCTGTCCGCCCAGAAATAGCAGCGGCAGAGAATATTCATCGGTGATCGCGCCCACCATCGATCCAGATAACTTAGCGAACCAGTTATCACCTCGTGCCAGAGTTGCATCGATTTCTTTTTGATCTCTGTCATAGCGCCGCTGCACTTCGCGATCGAACTCTTCAGGGCTGGCGGGTAGATTTCCGAATGTGCCGGGATCGAACTGGCGCGCTTCAGCTACCATTTTGGTCAGATCGGCACGGCCATAATCGCCCGGTTTAACAATAACAGGGTGTGGGTCGTTTACATCGACTGATGGTGCCTTTGCGCCAAGCGCGGCCTGCATCTGATCTTGCAGATCCTTGGCGTAATGTTCGCGCCGCTGCCAGCTGTCCTGTGCCAGCCAGCTTTGCTGAATTGACAGGGTATGCTGCTCGATGCCTGTCGGGATCGGGCCTTGCAGTTCTGGCTTATCTTCCGCCGCACGATCCAGAAACCAGCTCATTGTGCACCTGCCCGCAGGCGCATCAATGCGTTGATATCGAGAACATAGGGGTTGTGATGATCATCATAGATATACTCGCTGCGCCCGGTTGCCGGATTTTGCACAACGAGATTGAAGGTCGATCCACTGGCCGCACGCAGATAGGTATTGCGCCAGGTGCCATCGTTCTCAGCGCTTGATAGAGGCTGACCACCAATGACGGGGACCCCTTTATCCGGTGAGATATTTCGCCAGGTCTCATCCATCGTGGATCCTTGGCGCGTCGTGTCATGGATAAAATTGAGCGCATTTTCCAGATCGCCGCTGCGCATGCCGGGCGGCAAGATTGTCTGGTGACCGCGCACGTCCTGAATGCCGCCGCGCGCACTTCCCTTATCGTAATCACCAGTCCCGCCCATCACCTCATGCAAGGCTTGCTTATAGGCATGCTCTTCGATCTGCCCGTCCATCGCATCGGCATCACCACGCCCACGATAGGCATAAAGCGCATCTGCCGCAGCGATCACCTGGTTGCGCGCCGGCGTCTCATCAATCGATCCGGGCTGGGTGCCGTCATCGAACAGCCCCTTGAACTGTGTGAAGAAGGCTTGCCGGCGATCCGCAACGGGCGGCATCTTGACGTCTTGATCCTTGAGCGCGCGCTGACCTGAAAAAATCTCGCGCGCCAGACTTTCCGTCCCACCATGCGCCATCAATCCGCCGACAAATCCGAAGACCGGCCCGGCGCCGATTTCAGAGGAGACACGACCCGCATCTGGCCCCAATGACGATGCCAGAGCGACAGCAAGTTTCGCGCGCTCTGCAGGTGGTGCGTTTAGCCCTGCCTGTTCCTTCCAGGCTGCGGCCTCTTGCGGTGAGAACATCTTGAAATCATCGACATAGCCACTTTGCGTGAGAGAGGCCGAATAGGCGGCGCGCGCATGCAGTGACTTTGCCAGATCTTGCGCGCTGGCCGTGGTTGGATCTGGCAACTGAGGTGCAGCCTTCAGGCCCAATTCTGTGGCATAAGCGAAACGATCCTGCTCGAACCCTTTACGATCTGCCTCGATCGAAGCTTTCATCGCATCGGCAACATTTGCCTGATAGCGTTCCGAGATCGGCTTTTTTGCCTGCTCATCATAAAGCTTTTGCTTTTGCGCGAGTGGTAGCTTGGAAAATTCGGGCATCACCTCAAACAGCTTTTGCGCGCCCATGTATTCGCGCGCCTGTTTCGTTGATGCGACAAGCGGGTCTTTCAGCAAGGCATCCGCTTGATCAGCCCCGGTCCAGGCACGCCCCTTACCAAAAACGGACGCCCCTTCGGAGAGGAAATCCGTGGCTTGCGAAACAGCCTCTTTTTGGGCGCGCTCTGCCTCCAGCTGCGCAGCTTTGGCATTGGCGGCAACGGCACCGGTTGCGCGCGCACGAAACCCCTGCAGTGTGCTGGGGTCCATGCCAGTGAATTCACCTTTATCGATCCCGTTAATGAGCCCCTGCGGATCCGCATCCAGCAACTGCGTGGCCTTTGCCGTGCGCATCTCGCCCATGGCTTTCTGGCGGCGCGCTTCGGCATCTTGCGAGCTGATCACGCCTTTTGCGACGAGCGAGTTCAGATGCTCATCCAGCGCCGCGACATAGGTCTGCTGGGTCTGAGGGTCCGTCGTTGCACCTGTCTCAACAGTAGCCTGCGTTGTACGATCCAGCTGCGCAAGATCCGCGCTTTGGCGCAGTCCAAGCGATTGCTGCCCGAGCGCTGCCAGATGCGGCACCTCGAGCTCATCAAACAGCAATCCGGCATCTTGTTGGATATGCTGATCAAGACCACCCACGATTTGATCGCGCAGCTGCGTTGCACGCTGGGGGAAATCGCGCTCGATTGCATCCGGATCTCCAACCTGCTGGAACTCGAGACGAAGATTATTGAGCCCCTTCATCATTTCGATGCGGGCTTCGGAATACTGGCGCTGGCGCTGATCCTGCGCCAGCGCCGTGCCAACCTGCATCATCTTGTCGCCAAGCTGTGCAATTGGACCGCCGATATTAGGGGCCGTTACATTCGGCTGTGCCGCGCGCCCCGCGATAACGCCTGCCTTTGGGACCGTCAGGCTCATGCCAGTACCTTTCGGCTAGAGCGGCCAAATCCGGGCCACAGCTCTGGAGCCGCAGACAGGAACTTGCTCGAGGCGGATGTGAACCCGGTCAGGATCGAACTGGTCGCATCTGCCCGCGCTGCCTGTTGCGAATAGGTAAGCTCTTGCTGGCGGGCCTGCCCTGTTGCACGGGTTGACTGGCTTTCGAAAGATAGCTCGCGTCCTGCGGCTTGGCCCAGATAGATTGCGGTGGGGCTATCCAGCTGCACGCCACGTGCGGCCAATTCGGCGCGCTGCTGGGCGATCTGGCTGCGCATTTGTGCGCGTTGGCGGTTATCCTGTACCGCATTCAACTGCGCCTCGGTTTGCATTTGCTGACCGATCGCATCAGCCTGCTTGCGCGCGGCGCTTGCCTGTTGAAATCCGGAATAAAGTGTGCCTCCGATCGACATAACAGTGCCAATAGCTTGCAAGGCAGAAATCCCGCCAGCAGCGGCTGCAGCAGTGCCTGCAGCAGCGGTTGCGCCAGCGGCTGTAGCACCGGCACCAGCGCCTATAAATGGCGCAAGAATTGCAGGGGTGCACATTAGCGACCAGCCTCCTGAGCTGTGGATGTCAATTTGATGATGGTGAGCGGCGCGCCCCCATGCGGCTCGATGCGTAGCGATGTCTCCATCGCCATGCCGCTTGAGACATCGAGGCAGACGGTTCCCTCGTGAATACTGGTCAGATCCGAACTCACGGTCACAGGTACGATCGGGAACCTGGAACGCATGCGGGCAGCGGCAGGAAGATCGCGCTCGACAGCGCGGATATAGCCTTGAGCCGTGCGTGAGATGATCGCACCAATGCGTGACATGATACGCCGTTTACGGCCCGTCATGTCCCCTTCAGCCGAGGCGATTGGAATATCGAGCGTTTCAGCATAGTGGGTTTGGTCAAACAGACCGATTACGCCCTGACTGGCTGCTGCAGGCAAGGTGACCGAGCCATCTGCACCAACGGAAAGCGGGCCATATTCGCCGCCATCTGTCCAGGCATAGACCTCGTCACCGGCGAGATGCGGGATTGAGAACTCAGTGGCCTCGCTTTCCACATTGATCATATAGCTCGAATAGAGATGGTTGATGTTGTAGAACTCTGCCAGTGGCGACACTGAATAGACATTTGCCACGTCCTCGATGTAGCACTTGCTTTCGCCATTGACCTCGCGGCGGACAGCCATTGTGACCGTATCTAGACCACCCTCACCAGCTGGCGTCACGGCAATGCTTTCAACTGCGCCATCGGCCAATGGAATGCGGGCCCATCCCAGCACCTCTTCAGCTGGATTATGCAGCATTACAACCGGATCACCGCTAGCCAGGACAATCCAGGCAAGGCGCTGGGGCGATCCTTGCCAAGCGAGCTGCACAAAGGTCTCTTCTCCGAAATGCGATGCTGCGCGCGACAGGTCAGTTGCACTGTTGCTGTCATTCTGGAAGCTGTATGAGATTTGCACGACACGGCGACCGTCGCGTGAAATAATGATCGGATCTCCATCCGGGGAAATCGGCGTAGCGCCAGAGCTGCCATAGCTGCTGTCTAACCCGATGACGGTTGTTGTTGGGCCAATCACTTGGCCCGAGGTATCAGAGCGCGTCGAGAATTCCTGTCCGAGCGCAAAGATATGCAATCCGCGTTTTCCGCCGCGCAGACCGATGATCTTGTTCATGCTCGACTGGCCCGAGATCGTATAGGAAAATGCCTCATCCGCATCTGTTCCGGGCTGAAAATCAGAATAGCCGCCAACAGTGGAAAACCAGATCGTGCGCGGTTCGCTTTCCGAAGCTGCGGCAACAAGGCGCTGATCATAGATTTCGACGCAGGACGGATAGCCGCGCAGATCTGACCAGGCACCCTCTGACCAGCGATAGGTCGAGTAGCCCAAAAGCGAAGGGGGCAAACTGCGCGTGACCGTGGCCATTGCATTGCGTGCATCGGTAACAGCCGTGATTTTTACAGCACCGGTGCCATCGCTGATATACTTCCAGCGGGCGTTCTTGTTCTTGTCGCACAGCACCGTTCCTTCGGTATGGATCGGCGGCTGCACGCCTGTATTGGATCCTGTCACAAGTTCATAGATATATTCCCCGTTGCGCATGAAATTGCCAATGGAAACGTCTGTATTGGAGGTCCAGAGCGGAATATCCTCATAGTCCTGCGGCTTGAGCATGAAGAGCGTTCCGACATGGCTCGCATCGAAGACATCTGCGCTGGCCGTTAAGGTGACCTCCGAGAATTCGCCGTAGACCAACGAGTCCCGGACATAGGTCCAAGTGATCGTATGGGTGGTGGTGACCGCCGGATCTCCATTGCTCCCACCTGTGCCCCCTGTGGTTGTGGTGTATGTTTGCGTCCATGCACCGGCAGAATGTGTCGGTGCAATAGACCCGGTCTCACCAGTGCCCGAAAGGGAATAGACTTTTCCGAAGCTGCGAACCTGATAGCCATCTGGCTTTATTTGATCAGGACGCCATGCCGGAATAGCCGCGTCTGCATCAAGCAAATTCACGGTGATCGTTTTGTCTTCGTCCAGGTTCTGAACGCGAAACGGTCCGTTCTCGAATTCTGCGGCGCTCAGCGTCCAGTTATCCAGCGCATAGCGAGACAGCTTTTGGATCGGGCGGGCACCATCAGCGATATAAATTACATCAGCCGATTGCACATAGGTCAGGCGGGCAACGGCATCTGCGTCATACGGGGTTTCAAGCTCATAGGGTGCGCCGTCTTTTTGCACCAATTCACCGTAGCGCCAGACGCGCATGGCAAGAGGCGTGAACTCAAGGATCAGTGCATCGTCAACGGCGAACTGAAACGGGATCAGTCGGGGTTTTTGGTTGCCCTTGGTTTCCCCACGAAACCATGTGCCCGGCGCACGGGTCAACCCGCCCTCAAGAAGGGGTAGAAAGCCGCGTGCCGTGCGTAGACCCGTCTGGTTGCGGACATAGTCGTTGCGACCATAGAGAAGCGGCGAAATCTCACCGCTGGCAAACGATCGTTGCGTTGGGGCTGAACGGGTCATTGGCGCACCCAATCAGCCCACATGCCATCGTCATCCTCGCGACCGTCATAGCGCTGCGACGAGGCACTGCGCGCATCGCGACGCTCAGCCAGCTGCAGGCGCATATTGGCCAACTGCTCAAGTCGATCGAGCTTTGACGTGGTGCCGATGTCTCGATTGCCGAGATAGCAGGCAAGGCGCAGTGCCACGGCATCCTGAAAATCAGCGGGCAGGATTGCCTCATCCGTGACCAGACGCGTGTAGCGGATCCGCAATGGTCCCGGATCATCCGCGCGCAGCAAATTCCCGGCATCAATGCGAAACTTTACGTCCCCATCGCCCACATCCTGCATCGTGATAAAATCGCCCGGCAGCGAAAAGATATAGGGCAAGCGTTGTTCATCTGCTGCGCCGGTCGGCAACTCGTTGCGCGGCGGCAAGTTCACAAGGTTGGATGCAAAGCTCCAATCAGACGCAGCCAAACAGGACCGCATCGCTATTGGAAACATCTCGACAGTGTCACGCGCTTTCTCGCTATCATCCCCGAAAGAGGATGGCGGGCTCAGCTCAAGATATCGAAACGCTTGGGAAACGATGATCGAGGTGGCGAAAGAAAACGTCATGCATGCCTCAGTTCGTCAAGCCCGGGCCAATCAAGGCCCGGGCGATTGCGCCTTAACGGAAGCGGTAATGGATCTCGAACGGCATTGATCCTGCGGCGGTCGCATCGGCGGGCCCATGGGCATAAAGCGCGATCACGCCCGAGGCGGGTGCAGCAGCCAGCCCGAGGACTTCCCAAAGATGCTTGCCGTGATTGGCATCGCCAAATGCAATGGGCGACACAGTGTTACCGGCAGATTTGGCAACCGTGACCAGTGCATCTGCATCATCCTGCGTTCCGACCGAAACGGTGGCAAATCCCCAATTCTCAACATCAAACGCGGTGCGGCTGTCCAGGATCGCATCAGCCGGCACATCGACCAGGTGATACATCGAGTTGGCGCTGTCATCGGCAGCATTGGCCACCGTGCCGGTGGCAACGATCGGGCGACCCCGCACGAATTCCGGATCAGCGGGGATCGTATTGGTGGCATAATCAGCCACCAGATTGGACTTTCCTTCAACAACGGCCATGGTTGGCCCTCCTATCTCAATTGATGGCTCAGCTGGGCCGGATCATCCGGCCCGGCCAATCAGCTTTCTTTGCTCTCGATGACCACGACGCCCTTGTCCTGGGCGCGCACAACATCGGTGTAGGAGCTGACATAGGCGTAAGGCAGGTTCTTGGCGGACGTGTCGTTCCACATATCGCCAACGACGCCTTGCCATTCGGCCTCCACGATATTCGACTTGGCCCAAACAGGGTTCAGACGGATATCAGCAGTGCCCGACTTGAGGGGCAGCCGGTTGGTGAAAATCCAGGTCACGCCCATCAAGGTCGTCGGCTTGCCCGTTTCCAGCTGCTGGATCTGGAAAGCATTGAGGTTGACCTTCGAAGCCGCCGCAATGTTCAGCAAATCGGTTTTCTGTTTCGGCGTGATCGCACAGAACAGCTCGTCCATGTTATCTTCGAGACCGAAATCTGCGAGGTTCAGCATCTCGACCGTCGTGATGAGTTTGTCGAGTGTCAGGCCATTTCCGCCGTTCGCGATATATTGGCTGGCCGGCAAGGCGGTTCCGGTACCCGGCGTCTTGCCTTCGCGCGCGATCCCCAGAACACCGCCCTCGGTGATCGAGAATTTTCCCGTGCTGCCCTTTGAAACACCAAGGATCAGATCGCCGCACCCACGGTTGACGGCCATCGTATGCGCGCGCACATAGGTTGACGTCGGATCCGTCGCGGTGCGGAACTTGTCTTCCTTGGTGATATACTGGCCGGTCTCAACAGGTGCGGGCAGCACAGCCCAACGGCGCGTACCTTTGACGGGGTTCTCGGGGTTGCGGCGCGACTTCTCTTCCCCGCGCGAATATTCGACCTGATCCAGCAGATCCGAAACCGACTGCGCCTCGCCAGAGGCGGGCACGCTGGTGACGGCATTCTGAAACGGGTTCTTGGTTTGCTGTGCGACCATCTGCACCGAGGCCGCGTATTGCAGCTTGTGGTGCTGCGTAACTTCCAGGGACATATTCCCCTCCATTGAAAACTGACGATGTGTGTGAGTTTTCGGAAGGGTTGCCCGGTATCGGACCCTGCCTCGACGATACGCTCGCCTGAGCGGCCTGCTTTCAGACTGTCATCTGGACCCGGTTTTGCATCTCGGGTTGCCCGTCATGTCGAATCGTCTCACAGATCTGTTTTTCTGCAAGCGATAACTTTCAATCTGCGATAAAAAATGCGCCCCCGATCAAGAGGGCGCATTCTCTGGCAAGGGATCATTGAGCTTACTTGTCGAAGGCTGCGATGGCTCTGGTCAGCTGATCGAATTGCGGACGCAATCGCGCAATGGTCGCCCGATCATTCTTGGCGCTTGCCTTTGCCCATTCGCCATCAGGAGACGTGAATGCGGCCAGCTTTGCCTGTGCATCCGATTTCGATGCGCCAAGACCGGATCCCGAGCCAGCGCCCAATCCGATGGCGCTGTCATCACCGATGGCATCGGCAAACAGGTTCATAAACCGGATCACCTGGGCATCGCCCATATCCTTGCTCAAACGTCCAGTCACCGCCTGCAAGGCCTCGGCATCAAGGCCGATCTTGTCCGCCGCGAAATGCGCCACCTGCTGGGCACGCGCCATGATGGCGGGCGTCTTCGCGCCATACTCCGCCTCCAGCTCGCCCATCATCTTTTCATTGGCGGCCTTGTATTGCTGTTCGGCATCGCCATTGAGCGCGGCAACCTTGCCTGCATAGAGTGCCACAAACTTGTTCAGGGCGCCCGGCGGGATACCCTCTTCATGTGCAATTTTCTTGGCCTGCGTTTCAAGATCGCTATCCCACGGGTTTTCGCTGGGCCAGTCTTCGGGCTTGGCAACCTCGTAACCCTCCAGATCCTTGGGCAGGCCAAGCGCTTCAGCATTCTTGCGCGCCCAGTCGGAATAGCTCTCACCATCGGCAGGCCGCTCGAGGATTTTGTCGACGCCGCGCCCGATATGCTTTTCGGCACTGCGATAGATCTTTGCCAGTTTCGCAGCAGCGGCCGCCGGATCATCCAGTGTCAGCCCCTTGGATTTCAGTAACTCGCGATCTTCAGCATCCAGCAGCTTGGTATCTTCAAACCACTTTGCCGATGATGCCGCAGCGGCGGCAGCATCTGCATTCGCCCCAGCGTCTGCATTCGCCCCAGCGTCTGCATTCGCCCCAGCGTCTGCATTGGCATCTGTAGATGCATTTGCGTCAGCAGCCGCTGCGGCATCATCCCCACCACCGCCGCCAGCATCATCTGCCGGTGCCCATGTCATCCGTGCAAGCCACTTATCCCAAAAATTACCGTTGATCTTCATCGTGCTTTTCCTCCGTGAAAAGGCTGTTGAA